GTTGGTGATGCTGGGCTAACTTGATACATGGCCACGGTGGCTTTGGTCTGAATAGCTTGCATCAAGTTGTTGATGTAACCATTCACGTTGCCAGATGTGGTCAAAGAACCATTAGCTACCAAGCTGAAAAAGTCCAGCTTGGGACCCTGGAAGTTGACTGAACCGCCTGCTGCGATGTTTGATGTACCTTGAACGTTACCGTTCGCGGTGTCCATGTGGAATACCGGTTGGGTAGTTCCGTTTGTTTTTGTAAATCCTGCCATTTTAATATCTCCTAAAAAGTGGGTTTCTGCCCTACACTTATTTATGAATCTGGCAAAAAATCATCGAGTTGGCGGGTTGTTTCGTGCTTTGTTTCTGGCAGTGAAATCAAATCTATTCACTGCTTTGCCATAGCCTGCAGGGGTGGCAAACACCCATCCTTCATTGCCGGGCACTTGTGCATCCAACTGCCCTAACAAATCTAACTTCAAATCGTGCAACAATTCAAACAACAGGAACGACGCAGCCAGTGCTTGCTCGTTGCTAGTAGGACTGCGCAGATATTGTGCTATATTGTTGACTTTTTGTGATGTTTGTGTTTGTTGTAGCCAAGCCATGAATCCTGGAACTAGATCACCAAAATCTCCAGTGTACGCAGCATGATTAGGATCCACACGCTTGTTGATGTAATCAATTGCTAACTTGGCCAAATCAGTAATCTTCATGGCCCGCAATTCTGCAGGATTAAACAAAGTATCCAGTGCTGCTCGATTTTGACGCAACAACAATTTAATCTGCTTGACTATTGCATCATTCTTGGGTACAGGTTTGGCATAGATGGGTTCTATCAGCAGCAGTCCTTCCACAGGATTAAATTTAACTCTGCTGAGTGGTTGTTTAGGAGCATCTACATCTGCATACATGGTATGTACTGCTACCCCCACGTTACTGTTGGAAATTTGTTGACCCAGTTTGCTGGTTACAGGAATACGATACTGCACAGTGTTGGGTTGGAATACCAGATTGCCTGCTTCCACTGTGGGTGTTGCAGTATACAACAAATCACCTTTGACATACCCACGGAAGTTGGTAGGTGTGGCAGCTTCAAGATACGGCCACACCGTTTCATACGTAGGCAATAAAGTCTGGACTCTAGTGGCTTTGTTGCCTTTAGCAGTGGCATTGGCATCTCGACGAGCCATATCGTCGGCAATAGCATCCGGGCTGGTAAACAACCCATCATATCCTGCGGCAGTGAATCCTGCGTCATCCGTGAGCACAAACTCACCTGTGTCGGGTTTACGTCCAAATACCAATGCAGGAACTCCATCCCATTTTACTGAACCTGTTTTGGAATTGTCATAAAACGCATCCGCTATGGCCAATGCCTTGTCTACTCCGGCACTGCCACTACGGAAAATATAATCTTCCAGGTGCTCAATGCCCTTGGCTTTGCCCCCCACAGCCGCAGGTTCTTGTTCATACAGCTGGTATGTTTTTTTAGTTTCAATCAACGGCATCATACCTTGATTTACAATTCTATCACGCAGGCGAGCTAAAAAGTTAGTGTCACTTTCCTTCATGGTCATATCAGGTTCTTGTAGCCCTTCACCAGCTAGATATTCACGGAAATCTTTTACTTTGGTGTCGCGATCAGGATCGGAAGCCAATGCAGCATATATTGATTCTACATTCTTTAGATTCTCACGTGTGGCGCCTTGCCCAAGCAACACTGTGGCCACATAGTCGGGATTCATACCATCTCTAACTAATTCATTTGTGGCTCGAGAGAACATGCCATTGGCACCCACTTTGAGTCCCAGTTGTTTGGCTATGCTGCTCATTAGCACATTGCGATTCATACCTTTGTATGCTGAATCTACACCGCCACCATAATAAAACTGTCCCCAATCCAGGTTAGGAAAGAACATAAAGTCAGTCTGTACAAATCCACGATTGGTATCGCCGGCAATGGGCGTACGAAAGTGCACCTCACCGGACTTTTTAACCCATTCTCTAGGATCTAGTGCTTGACTTTGCACAAATTGTGTAAGTATCCCGGCCAATTGTTCTTTGCTTATTTGGCTGAGATCCACAGCAAGGTCTAGATCACCCGATGTGGGTTTCTTACCAGTTGATCCCAACCAACGCAAGGGGATGCCATCATCACCTACATCAGAAGTAAAATCCAATCCTGTCACTTGTTCTAACCATTGTATTGTGGCAGGTATATCACGTTGATCAATGCGTTGGGTAAGAGATTCCCCAGATTTGTTTTTAAATACGTTGCCACCTTCAAGTAGCTTTTTAATTTGCATTGCTGCGCCTCACTGTTCTGGCAAATTTTCCTGTATCACGAGTACGGATAGCATTGAGTAATTTGCGTGTTAAATTGTCTGCTTGGTCTGGAGTGTAAGAAGCGTCAATCTGTTCCAGCAAGTTAATCGCGCCGGCAATGATGTTTACAGCGCGGCTTTCTATCACTAGATCACGTTCGCGCTCAATATACATTGAGTCCAGTTCGTCTAAAATACTACGAGTACGCTTTTGCATGTGGAGAAGGCCTTTGACTTATTTATTGGTTTTAAGTTGTTTTGATCTTGCCCAACAACTGCTTGAGCTTGGTACTTTGCACATCTGCAGAAATCTTTGGATCCAATGGGTCATGCCCATCTTTGGGTTGTGGTCGTTCCCACCCGCCGGTAGATTCAGCTGGAGTAACTGATGTTTTTGCTTTGATAGAATCCATCAAACTGGGTTTGCGGAATGAGTTTTCATTATCGTCTCCACCAGCGTCGGTGATACGCATGGTGTCAATGTTGTATTCAAGATCAATCTTTTGCCCTACACCTGTTGAACTACGGCTCTTCATACACTGAATTTGATACTTACCACGCTCTTTCATTTGTCTACTGGTAAAGATACCAAACACATTGTCTGCTGTGTTGATCTTTGAGATACCACCTGAAATATGACTGTGATCAAACTCTACTTCTTCTACCGCCGATCGATTCAACTGACTTGCTGTTACCATAAGCACACCTAGCTCTTTGGCCAAGTTACGTAGTTCTTCACTCACATACTTGTCTTTCACAAACAAATCATTCGGGCTTACTTTTGCACTCACAGGCATCAACAAATCCAAATAATCAATCATCACAAAGTCCACTCGCTTGCCGGTTTGTATTTGATATTCTTTCAAATACGCACGAATGTCATTGATATTGCTTTGTGCAGGCAATCCTTTCACTTGATAGTTGCCGCTCTTCTTGGCTACCAGTTTGACTTTGAGTTCTGCTGTGTCAATATCTTTGCGAATGTCCTTGGTGCTCATGTTGGTAAGCATAGCATCTGTTCTCAATGAAGTGAGTTCTTCACTCAACTCCAGCGTAATGTATACTCCGCTTAGTCCGGCTTGAACCCAATTCAATGCTATGTTCATCATCACAAGACTCTTGCCTGACCCTGATCCACCTGCAAAAATGTTTAGTTCACCACGACTGAATCCACCATACAGCAATCGATCCATCTGCGGCCAGCCTGTGCTGACTTGTCCACCAGAATTGAAATACTTTTCAATTCGTCCTTTGGGATCAGCAAAGTAATCTGTGCCCATGTCCTTGGTTAAACTAATCTGTACAGCATCTTTGATCAGCTTTTCCACAGGATCGTAGTCACCCTTTTCCAACAAGTCTGCTGCTTTGAGAATTGCACGTTCAAGTTCTTGACGTCGAGTAAATGCTTCGAACTCAGTCATGAACCATTCAAAGTGACCTTCGTTTAGTTCGGGCACTGGTTGTAGTTTTACTCCTGTGGTAGCCGATATCTGTACTCGATCAGGAAGTGTTTTGTATCGGTCACCGTGTTCTTTAAGGAATGCAGCGGCCGGACGTAGACTTCGATCAAAGTTCTCTGGGTTATAGATGTTCTGCACACGTACATATCCCTGTGCATCTTCCAACATCATTTCCAAAAACAAGCGTTGTACATCTACAGAATAATCTTTAAGCATTATTGATCCAATTTAATTCTATCATTTTGTTTTTAACTATCTTGGTGTACCAATTTAGATTTCCCATCATGCTGTGATGCCCTTGCCACCTGTATTGATCAAAGTCTGCAGGTTTGATCTGGTCGTTGAAATTCACAGATTGATATGTATGATCAAATAGAACACATTCATTGAGATCGTTTACTTTACGCATAATACTTTGCCCGGCAGGCCATTGATCTTGATATACAATTGGTACCGATAGATTTAAAATTAAAAATTTTGCTTTCATTGCAGTAAGATATTGATGCAGTAAAAATATTTTTTCCAAGGACTGAACATCAAGCCACTCTCTACTAAATCTATCCACTCCTAATAGATCATTCCTAAATTGTTCTTCAAATTGAAATTTCAATGTATTGTCTAAACTGTGTACAGGTACATAGTTGGAAACAAATTCATTGTTGAATGTTGTCGCCGGCCACTTAGATTTTGCATTATCACTATACGCAGCATATCTAATCAACGGTGGAATACCTATTAGGAAATAATCATGTTTAAAATTAAAATTTTCATTTAATAAAACATGTACCACATGGTCAAGACTGAATCCCAAATAACTGTAATTTACAATTTCTGTCACAGCCAAATCTTTGGCCGCAAGCCCCCAAAAGGAATCTGCTGGATCTACACAAAAATTTGGAGTAGAATAACTATCACCAAATACGTTAAGAGTTAAATTGCTTGGCAAGATTTTTCTTCCTTAGTTCTATTTTAATTCTGCTGGTTTCACGATTTTCAAATATAGTTAGCAGAGTTGCCAAGCGTCCGTAACGAACCACACTGTCGTTCACATCTTTGACATCATTGGGCCAAGGTGGCATGCTTACTGCCCATCCTAGTTCCACAGCACGATCTACCAGTTCCATACCTGCCGAA